CCCATGTTCACCGCGCCATCAATAACCTCGGTGCGGGGGTGGTTAGTCAGCGCCACGTTGTCCAGCACGCCACGGATCATCATGGTGGCTGCGTCCTGGTCCTCAAACAGCAGGTCAGCAATAGACTTGCCATAGAACGTATGCGGCTCAGGGTCTATCTCAAACGCAGCAAAGGGCTGGTCACCCCAGGGCTCATAGCCTAGCAACTGATACTCGCTGCCGCCTAATACGACTTTCTGCATTTCTGCAACGCCAGTACCGTTAGTGTCTATCTTCATGTACAGCTCGGTCAGAGCTACAACACGCATAGATGGGTCCATAGGGTTTTCTGACTGATAGTCCTGCTCATAGCCTCGGCGCTCGTAGTCCTCAACCTCAGAGAATGTATCAGAGTGCCCCAGGCCAGACATCTCAGATACAACATCGTAGTCATACCCCATAGCGACTAGGTCACTTACTCGGACCTCAGTTCTGTGGCCAACAACGTAAGCGGTCTCGATGCTCTTTGCGTTACGATCTATAAAAAACTCTTCTGGCGGTACAGCCTCAACACACAAGTCACCCATCTCTCTGATCTTGCTGACCTTGAGGTCGTGACGTGGCATCTCTACCTCTGCACCAAACTCATCCAGCTCAATCTCTATCTTTGTGGTGTGCTCGATAACCTCAACGTCCTGCTCGTTAACAATGGTCGAAAACTCCATGTCGTTCAGGTTGTTAAAGGTGTAAGTCTCGCTCTCGTCGTATGTATCCCAGTAGACCTTAACAATGCCTGTCTTCTTTAGCAGGGCATCATGGAATACATCATTCAATACGTCGTAGCCATTCAGCTCCTGGAACTTGTACTGGATGTACTTAGTGGCCTGCTCGGCAAACTTAATGTCTTCTGGTCCGGTAGGTACAAACTCAACCGGGCGATCAGTAGACAGGAATACACGCAGCAAGCTGGGCTTGATAGATCGTATAGCGTCACGCACCTTTGTAGATACGACGCTAGATCGGCCCTCTTCCTCACCGATATCTACCTCGCCGTTGTAGTAGCGCTGGGCCTTAATACGGTCCTCAGCCACTTCACTCTCAACAAAGTCAACAGCGTCCAGGATAGCCTCGCGGGCAATGTTTTCTACGTCATCTGCTTCTAATGGTTTTAGTTCCACGTCTTACTCCTGGAAAAAATTTGGCACATTTGAGTTAGAGCCACTTGGCACTTTTGCGCCTTGCTGCGCACCTGCCGTCCTGCCTGCTTGAGCAATTGTTGCCGCAGCTTTATCTACTTTTTTCAACAATTCGCCAAATACAGTATTATCCTTCAATGCTCGCTCTACCAGCTCTGGCGACTCACTATACAATATTTTGGCAACTTCGACCATTTGTCGGTCAGACAATCCCTCACCAGATGGGACCATGTTAACAGCAAGCTTAATCATAGCTAGAGGATCGCCACCCATGCCTCTGGCAACATCATCCATCGCAATGCCGCCACCGCGCAACTGGGCTTCTCTTTGCAGCGCCTGCGTCATTGACTGCGCTCTTGGCTGTATTAACTTGTCCATTGAGGTAGCCTCAGCCGCTCTGGACACATCTTGCACCACTCCCGCCGCTTGCTTTTCTGGCAATAGAATTCTTAGGACGGTGCCAAGCTGCATATCTTCTTTAGCAAGATTTTCAATTGTGGTTCCTGACCTACGAGCCTTATCGTTAATGTTGGCCATTGCGCCAGCTCTAAACGCTTCTAGCTCGGCTGGATTTAGTCTGCCAACTAAAATTTCAAGCTCATCAGCGTTCATGCTTAAAGCCTTGCGGCCAGCCTGAAACTGCTCATTCTGAGACATCATGCCAGCATATTGAGACCTGGCTTGACCTAAATCTGGGCTGGTTTGATCAATTACGCCCCTTAAAGACTTTTCTTTTTCTCCCAGCGTCTCACCCATAGTGCCTTCACCGGCTCTGTACCTAGCTCCAGTCTGCTCTTTAACATTACGCCGGAGTATTTCAGCATCTTCTAAAGTTGGCGCTCGCGTAAACTGTATTGACCCGTCGTCCATTTCTCTAAATAACGGAACAATGCTTCTTGCTTCGTAGATTTCTTTTAATGCTTGGCGGCTTGTAGGAACGGTTTGCAACACATTAAGCATCTCATCCGCAACCTCTAAAGTTACAGTTTGGCTTTCTGGCCGCGCAAACACTTCACCGTATGCCCCGCTTCTAGCTTCTTTCAGCTCTGCTTCAGTTGCAGCCCTTGCCCTAAGTATATTTGGATCAGAGACATCTGGAGATAATGCCCCAGACATAGACTCCTTGGCTTGCTGGGTAGTGGCTTGTCTTCTTTTCTCGCTTGCGCTTAGTATTGTTGGCTTAACTTCACCACCCTCTGTAACCATGCCTTTAATCGCAGCAGTTAGCGTGGCGTTATCTGCCATAACCCTGCCGTTGGCAACGTCTTGAACTATCTCATCAACAGTCAACCCGGTCGCCTCAGCTAGACGCAAAAGCTCTTTCTGTACTGCAGTGTCGGCGCCTTTCATTTTGCGCCTTGCATAGTCAATAACGGCTCTTCCTAGCCCTCCCAGCTTGCTCATAGCAACTTCTGCGGCTGTTCCAGCAGCAGTACCTA